ACGGAAGAACTAGAGTTTGAGGGTATGCCCGGCGCAGACCCAAAAACTGAAGAGGATGCTGCACCTTTTCAAGTTGATATGAATTTTGAAGAAGAACCCGAAGTTACGGAGGAAGAAGTTGAAGAAGAAGAAACAGAAGATGAGGTTGTTGCAGAGGAAACAACAGAAGAGGTTGCAGAGGAGCAAGTCGAAGAAGTTGCAACAGACGAAACAGAAAGTGAAACAGAAACACCAGAACCAGAGAGCGTTCAAGGAGATGATGAGCAACCTGTGGAAGCAGTGGAAGAGGGACCAGAAGAGGTAGAAGAACCTAAAGCACCGATGGTGCCTAAATCTAGACTTGATGAAGTACTTGCAAAAAATAAAGAAATGCAGAAAAAACTTCAAGATATAGAGAGTGAGAAACCTGCTGAACCTGAAGTGCCTGCTTATGATTTTGTTGGTAAAGAAAAAGCCTACCAAGATTTAGTCTTAGAAGGTGAAACAAATAAAGCCGCTTTACTTAGACAAGAAATCAGAGATGCTGAAAAAGAACAGATTATGTCTGAAATGAAAAGTCAGATGGGTCAGACTGTACAACAAGATCGCGAAAACCATGAGTTAGCTGCAAAAGCACAAGAAATTGTAGATGTATTTCCTATCTTTGACCAAAATAGTAAACAGTATGATGAAAAACTAACTGCTGAAGTTATGGAATTACGTGATGCTTTTATTTATCAAGGTTATGGTGCTGCAGATTCTTTAGCAAAAGCTACTGAAGTTACTTTATTAAGTAAAAGACCAGAGCTATTACAAGGTGCAGATGTTGCAGAAGATCCTGCACCACAGCTGTCTAAAGTAGTACAAGAGAAGAAACAAAAAGCTACTGTTAGAAAAAAAGTAGAAGCTGCACAAGCACAACCGCCGACAATGAAGGGCGAATCTGCTAAAAATAAAAAAGTAGTAGATATAAATGTTATGTCTGATGATGAATTTCGTGCACTACCTGAAGAAACTTTACGAAGATTACGTGGTGACTTTGATTAAAGAGTAGTATACTATTTAAGAATTCGTCCGTTGGAACGACATCCAACAACTGGTCGTTCAGTATAAAAATCGTTTATTTCGTCTGCAACGACGTTAACTGCTCGAGGTCGTGCTCGTTAAATTAACGATATCGTATCCCAACGATAAAGGGTATACGGGATATCGCCCCAAATAGCGATTGGTTATTTAATTTAATTTTATTTGGAGGGCCTTATGGCTAATACAAACTTTAGCGCGTTGACCAGTGAACAGCTTACTATCTGGTCTCGTGATTTTTGGCGTGTAGCTCGAAATATGTCTTTCATTAACCAATTTGCGGGTAGTGGACCCAACGCAATGGTTCAGCAAATAACTGAACTTACTCAATCAGAAAAAGGCGCAAGAGCTGTTTTAACACTTCTTGCTGACATGACTGGTGATGGTATCGTTGGAGACAACACTCTTGAAGGTAATGAAGAAGCATTAAGAGCATACGACATCGTTGTACAACTAGATCAAATGAGATTTGCAAACAGACTTTCTGGCCGTCTTGCAGATCAAAAATCTGTTGTCAACTTCCGTGAGCATTCAAGAGATGCACTTGCATACGCAATGGCAGATCGTATGGATCAGTTAGCGTTCTTAACTTTAGCTGGGATTTCTTATAACAGAAAGAACAACAATATCGGTGGTTCTTCTGCTACAAGACCTACTTTAGGTTCAGGTGCTAATTTATCTGACTTAGCATTTAATGCTGATGTAACTGCTCCTACTTCTAACAGACACAGAAGAATTGATGCAACTAGTGGACTAGTTGCTGGTGATACTTCTGCTTTAGTTGCTGCTGACACAATGTCTTACAAGTCTATTGTGGAATTAAAAGCATACGCTAAAGACCAATACATTAGAGGTATGAGAGGCGCAGGTAATGAAGAGATGTTCCATCTTTTTGTTACTCCACAAGTAATGGCTGATCTGAAGCTAGACTCAGACTTCTTATCTAACGTAAGAAGTGCTGGCATCAGAGGACCAAACAACGAACTATTTGCTGGATCTTCTAGCTTAATGGTTGACGGCGTTATGGTTCACGAATTCAGACATGTACCAAACACATCTCAAGGAACTTCTGGTTCTCAAAAAGGTGGTTCTGGTAGTGATGTTGATTTCGCTGCTTGCCTATTCTGTGGAGCTCAAGCTCTTGCAATGGCAGATATCGGGTTACCTGAAATAGTTGAAGATACTTTTGACTATGGAAACCAAAACGGTATTTCTATTGGTAAGATCATGGGTCTTAAAAAGCCTAAGTATAATTCTGACATTACTGGTCAGGATGAAGACTTTGGTGTAATCAGAGTAGATTGCGCATTTTAATTAGAATCGGGTGGCTAGCGATAGCCACCCCTTCTTAAAAACAGGAGTTTAAAAATGACAGAAACAAAAATGAAAAGAATGACAGTAAAAGCTAGTGAAGATGTATATGTATCTTTAACTACTGGTGATGCAGTAAGACTAGCCGCAGGAGAAGAACGAGAATTTCCAGAGTATATTGCTTATGCTTGTTTACAAGCTGGTTGTACAGAAGTAAAAGTTCCAACTATTGATGAAGTAATAGAAACAAGTAAAAAGAAAACAACAAAGAAAAAATAGTTAAATGGCAGGTACGTTACAAGCACAACATATTTTATCTAGAGTACGTAACATACTCCAGGATAATACCGGTGTGCGTTGGACTGACGGCGAGATGTTTGACTATTTAAGTGATGGACAAAGAGAAATAGCAAACTTAAGACCTGACGCTACTGCTACACACAGTAATGTACAGTTAACAACAGGCACTGAACAAACTATACCCACAGATGGTTTAAGACTTATTCAAGTAATACGAAATATGTCAGGAACAGCTACAGATGCTACTGGCGCTAGAGCTATTTCTAAAGTAAATATTGGAGTACTAAATAGCGAAGAACCTAGTTGGCACGATCCCAGTGTAGCTGGTAAAGCTGCGCACGGTACGATTGTTAAGCATTTTATGTTTGATAGCAGAGACCCACGTAATTTTTATGTTTACCCCGGCGTCTCCGGTAATGCCTATGTAGAAGTAATTTATTCTAAAAATCCAACTAATATTGGTGCTGCTACCGATCTTATACAAGTAGATGACACTTTTGCTAATGCTTTAATGAATTTTGCTTTGTATAGAGCTTATTTAAAAGACGCAGAAAATGCGGGTAACCAACAGCGTGCAGTAAATCATTATCAACTTTTTGCACAGAGTTTAGCTATTGGACAAGAGTCTACAATAGTAAACGCTCCAGCATCGGAGGCTAACGTTGGCTAGTTTTGAATCCTTAGTACGCGATGTTTTACCTTATGTGCCAGGTTGCTCTGAGTCACTGATTGAAACTAATTTACGTTCTGCAACAATAGAACTTTGCGAAAAAAGCAAAGCATACACATATGATTTAGACCCTATTACTACTGTATCTGGTATATATGAGTACGAGTTTGACCAGCCTACCGGCACTGATGTGCATCAAGTATTGTGGGCAACTTATGATGGGCATGACTTAGATCCTATTAGTCCTAGAAGTTTAGAACTTAATTACCCAGATTGGCGAGATCGTGGTGGGACACCAACAGTATATTTACAAAAGACTCCTGATACTTTTTGGTTAGTGCCAGTGCCTAACTCAAATAACCAGTTACTTTTAAATGTAGCCTTAAGACCAACTAGAACTACTAATAGTATAGATACAGATTTTAGTGACACTTATAGAGATGCTATTGTATATGGCACTATTTATAGACTATTAAGAATTCCTGCAAAACAGTGGACTGACCCTATGGCTGCTGCTGACTACTTTAATTTATTTCAAGAACAAGTGCGTCTTGCTGAATTAAAAGGTAGAGGTGGTGATACTGGTGTTAAGCGCACAGTTAAATATAAAAGTGCAGGATTATCCCCAAGGAAAAGATATGGGCGATATGGAAAGGAGTTAGATTATTAGATGTACTTTAAAGAACCCCAACTAACCGATATACGAGAAGTTTGGGAGGAAATAAGGGGCCCAATAAATTCTATACTCAGTGAGATACCTTTCTGTAAAGTTATACCAGAAGATATCTACAGTGAGTG